TCAGACTCACTTTCTGTGAAACAGAGATGTTGGAATCTTTTCCACGTGTCAGGATGTGAACGCGATTAGCGGTTGCCGTTGCTTTAGCAACAACCCTTGTTTTAACGTCGTGGGGTGACTGGTTTTCTAAACTAGCCACGCCACCCCAACTTCGCCCACTGACAAGTATATCAGACATTGGAAAGTTGTATCGTGTATGTGATCTTCAATACATCGTCATCGAGAACTGCAACGCTGCCGGAATCAAATATGGCGGTTGCCCACAGAGTACCCGAAGTGCCGGATGATGCATCAGTCACAAAGAAACCAAAGATACTCCCGGCAGCAGAAACAGTCACGTCAGCGGTCGCAGTATTGCCGATAGTGCCACTACCTGCGGCAGCAGTAACCCACTCAGCCGCAGCATCAATATCGGTAAATTCAGACCAACCGACGTGAGTAGAAAGAGTGTCGCCAATATCAAGGGCAGGTGGAGAACTCGCATTAATCAGACGAATGTACCAATGGGCAATCTGCGTCTGATTTCGGAATCCAATATCGAGAAGTTTGTTGAATCCGACAGTCGTTATATTGTTGTGACCGCGAAGTGTCTTGACACTCTCACCCTTACGAATAATCTCGATCTTGTAAAGCCCTATCGCTTTCATGTTTCTCCTTACGTTGTTATATCTACACCGTATTCGATTTTGATAGTGTCACCAGTTTTGGCGTCCAAGTTACTGGCAAACTGTACCATAGCCCAAATAATACCGGAACTTGTTCCTTTTGTTGCCGAGGCGATGAAAAATCCATAAAGGGATATGTCATCAGTGAATGTAAAAGAGGATTGTGTTCCGCTGTACATTGTCTTGCCAGAGGGGGCATTCGGAACCCACTCTACATCTCCAGTGTAGTGAGTTTCCTCATACCAATTTGAGTGCTGGGCCGCAGTATCGGTAGAAGCAGCCATTCCACCGCTCTGGATCAGCCGGACATACCAAATATCAGTTTGGGTTCCGTTGACAAATAGTGTGGCTAATGCAGCATTCGCACCTTCATCCGTGATAAGGTTGTGTCCCTCTTCTTTACGAATGATTTTACCATCGCGCAACAATGTTACAGAGTATTTGCCTTTCAACTTCATAGGGACACCGTTCCTCTCCGTATTTCACGACGAAGTGCATAAGCTATCTCACGCGCAGTTTGACCAGCAGGTTTTCCACCACCGACACTCACATTGATGTCGCCCATTGAAACTGATCCACCGCCTGAGAAGTGACGTGGTTGTATTCCAGCATTCATAGCCACAAGTTGATGATAGAATCTCCGCGTGGAAGCTGCGTTGATGACAAACTCACCCGGACTCAACATGGCGGGTATTGAGTCAATGCCTCTGGAAAGGAATCCACCGCGAGCGAAACTAGGACCATTTGGGTCAAGTTGATAACTACTCCCGTCAGGATTATAGACAATCACTGAAGAGATTGGTTGAGCAACTGATGTTGCCATCACTGACGGATTTGACACATTTGCCGGTAATTGAATTCCTGACAAATTATCTGATATTTGTTTGGTCATTGTAACCATATCACTGAATGTAGACCAAAGATAATTAACCGGCGGAATTGCTTTTGTATACATATCACTGCTAAACAAATCAATAGATGTTAACCAACTACCAAAAGTGGTATCGACCGCATGCGAAGATGCCTCAATTAAACCTAATTTATCTAAGACATTCGTATATGTCGTCGCTTGTAAACCAGTTGCTTGTGCTAGTTGCCCAAAATTAGGGATTAAACTAGTGACTTGTTGCTGAATCTCATCATTACTTGTACCAGTAAAACCAAGATGAGGAAGAATCGCTTGAATTTCTTTGATTTGCTTCAGCATCAAGGAAATAGCGGTTTCTTTAGTCTCCGGCGAAGCAAAAACATTCTTTCTAAGTGATTCTCCAATCTTATCTATCTCAGTTAAAGAATCCTCAAATATTTGAGGATATTGTTTAATAGACTCATCTAATGCTGGTTCACCAATCAAAATACTAAAGGGTTTTTGTTTTTGTAATTCAGCAGTAGTTGCTTCAATATTAGCTAACTGTGAATCAGCCGACGATCTAGCCTGTACGAAAGCTGCAACTGTATCGGCTCTAACCTTAGCATCCTTAGCTAAAGCCTCACTGGTGTCAGTTCTTTGAGTATCAATAGCAGAGATACTCTGGGCTTTCTTGGCTTCCTCTACAACACCTTGGATATACTTGAAAGCCTCAACCCACACCGTCATTTTGATGCCGGGATCATTAATAGCGGTTGTAATTGTCGAAAGATACCCGGTCAGATCGGCTGACACCTGTTCTGGCGTTTTATATTCATCGACACCTTTAGCTCCCGTGGTTTTAACTTTATATTTGATAAAATCATTAAGGGCGTCTTGTGCATCTTTCAACGCATTTGCTTGTGGAAGTCGATTCATAGCCGAAGATGCTTTTTCATAAGCTGCCGGAAGTTGAGCCAAGTCATCTAGTTCAGTTTTAACAATATCTTGACGTTGGTTGTCAAGATTGCCGAGTAAATAAACTAAACTCTGTTGATCCGATATAGACTTACGAAGATTAGATATACCCTTTTCCTCGTCCTCATTAAGCCACCAACCAGTCTCCCTTTTATCCAATAAACCTTGAAGTTTCGTTTGATCGTCCGCAATTGATTTATTAAGTTCATCTTTCTTCTTCACCAACTCATCAAGGGTACTGATCGCGGAATCATAGTATGTCTTACCCTGTTGAGAGTATCCTTCAGCATTAGATTCCTGACTAAGACCCAAATTGGTCTGAATAGAGTCTTGCATCGCAAGTATTTGTTCAGTGGGAGTTTCCTTGGCGAGTTGGGCGGCGTCCAACCGTTTCTCCTCAGCATTATAAATTGTGTCGGCCTCTTTGACAACATCCTTTATTTGATTCTTCAAATCAGAGGCACGTTGCTGGAATTGCTGCACTCCAGCATTGACTGTATCCAACTGCAATCGAATCCAGTTACCGAGACTCCCAATCATTCCCTTGTTGGATGAATCAAGGGAATTTAATTCACCTTGAATTTTGAGAGTTTGCTGTCGAAAATTCTCATCAATGGCCGAACCAGTTAATTTATCTCTCGCCGCACTCTGATCTTGAAGTTTATTCAAATATACATCAGAGGCTTTATTCAATTCGTTCAAAGCAGTTGTTGTGTCGGAAAATGCCTTCCTACCTGCTTCTTCTGCTGTTAAATGAATCTCCATACCGCGAGTAAGTAGATCATAAGCCGCAATGAGAGCTATAACTACCACGGTAGCAACCCCACCTTCTGCTGCCCCGGCAGAAATAGCTTCCCAAACTCCACCACCAGTTGCTATTGCTTTTGCGCCAGCAATCCATAGACTATTAAGGAATTCCCCAAATTTCATAAGCCCCTTAAACGCTATAGAAACGGCAATAAATTCTGCTGCCAGCGACGCAAAATCCATTGATAGGTCTTTGATGCTGTGATTCTTAGTTACCTCAGACACAACACTAAAAAATTGTGGAGCTATTTCTGTTGAAAATGCATTCTTCAACTCATTCATTTCTATTTGATAGCGTTTGGCCGGGCTATCAACAGCTAATTGCTTTGCAACATCATAGTAGGCTTGGGTGTTGGTGGTTAATTTTTGAAGAGTTTCATTAAAAGCATTGATTGCAGGATCAGAAGCCAATCCCATCGCGCCACGCAACCCACGAACATTTGTAAGAAGTTCAGCAAGATATGTGCTTCCTTTGTGAGACTCGTCATTCAACATCTTAAGAACACCAGTCAATCCTTGAGTCTGTACGAATAATTCACCAGTGGGATAGCCCATATCTGCCAATACTTTGCTCATGTCCTTGGTAGGTTTAATGAGCGCGGTCATTATAGCATTAACTTGAGTGTAGGCTTCTGTGTAACGCACACCCTTAATAGTTAATTCAGCAATAGCAGCCATAGCTTCTGGAAAACTAACTCCAAGTTGGGAAGAGGTTACCAAAAGACGACCAAGAGAGTCACCCATTTCCTCGGCACGAACTCGACCTAATTGAATAGTCTTGAACAAAACTGCTGAAACTTCTTCAGCGCGGGAGGCATCCATACTATAAGCATTTAACACTGACGAGAGAAGGTTAACAGAACTTTCAACTCCTGAATTTGTGGCGACAGCAAACTTTGTCGCTGTATCCATAAAGGCAAGAGCCTTCTCGCCAGTTCCAATTTGATTAGATACAGCTTGATACATTCCTTTTGCAACATCATTAAGGGCAGTACCAGTTTTATTGGATATATCAGTAAGTCCTTCAGATATTCGCTTAAATGATTCAACTTGTGTTGAATATTGGTCCGGAGACCCACCTAATCCCGTAATGGGGTTAAATTGAGCAATACCTTCCTGACTGATTGTGGAAATCTCAGAAACTTTAGTTTGAAATTCAACGGCAGTTTGAATTCCCTGTTGTAGATCGGCAATAAAACTATAGAACGCCGTATACCCCAAGTGAATAACAAAGAAACGGAAAAATGCTTCCCAAGATAGATTCAAACTCTGTGTTGTACGAGTATTAGCCGCAGCAATATTATCAAATGCACCCGCACCAATAGCGCCAGTTTTCTGTGCCACGACTCCAATATCAGTTATCGCCTTCGCAACTGACGCACTAGTACCAGTAAAGGAAGTAGTCATTCCTTGTCGTAGATTGGTGAATATCCCCATTACATCCGAATATGCCAATCCGGACTGCTGGATGGTGGAATATAGTTTACTTTGCGCTTGAACAATTGCATTAGCGTCGAGCGCCGATATATTAGTAGGAATACGTAGTTGACTTGTAATATCCTGCACAGATTTCATCGCTGTGCCGCGAGCCGAGGCCTCAAGTTGCTTCTGTGCCTCCGCTAAACGATTTGCGGAATCATTAAAACTTGTTGCAGCAACTTTAAGATCACCACCAATATCTTTAATAGATACGGAGAAATCTTTTAACGCCCGAGTAGTTCCCTTTAGTGTAACACCAACGACTTCTTGGCTGTCATTGAAAGTTTTGGAAGTATTTGATACATCAAGTATTGAAGCATTGACATTCTTGAGCGCGTCACGTAGCGCCTCAAGTGTATCAAGATCAACATCCCAACCAAGTTTCTGAGTTACGGCAGATTCAAAATCAGCCATCGGAAACCACCTCTCCAGCTACAATATAGTCTTTGATTTTGGGAATCGTATCAAGACTATCATGTAGCTTTTCTTGAAACGCTTCATTACCAGTTGCGAAAGATTGCCAAGGTGTCGGCATGTTGAGACCCACAATGACACCATGCTCCCCTTTTCTGGCTACTTCCGTGTCATTCCACCGATAGTAGTCAGTACCCGTCGCATTCAACGCTTGAGCGGAGAAAGAGAAAGTGTAGTTGCGCTGAGAAAGTGCGCTCGGCCATTGTACACGACCAATACCCTCAGAGTACCTATTTGGCCTAGTCAGATTTCGTGCTTTACCATTTCGACGATAAGAGTAGGACGCTGGATTTGCAGCAGGTATATCAATATGCAACTCGCGCGCGAGGGTATCCAATGCGCCTCGCGCGCGCCCAGTATACACAGGTACTAATGGGACGGCAGCGGAATAGAATGCGATTGCAGCATCTATCGTAGCTTTAAGAATCGCGTCATGGAGTTTCTTCGTATACCGATCATAGTCGAACTCCACTTTCGTTAACTTAAAGACTGCCTTCATCATGCTATTTTGGCTCCCACTGATGCTGCCACGATTTGAAGTTCCTCATAACTTCTGATTTCTTCATAAGCCAGCAATTCAGCTTTTGCCCACATCGAACACTCGTCCCACGTCTTTTCAACACCGGGAGGTCTAATCCCTATGCGCTCACAAGATCGCCAAATACCGAATTTATTGCTGCGATTGCTTGTGATTACACGCTTTTGACTTGCTCCTCCCGCTGTTGCGCTAAAAAACTTTTACGGGCTTCTTCTACCCGCGCCTCATCCAAAGAGTTAGCGGCCAAACAACCACGAATGATTCTTGCAATCTCAACTTGCGAGAAGCCAGAACTCTTGAGTTCCTTTTCAACATTACTCCAAGTCTCAGGCTTACCCATATCAATGGTATCCCAAGCAAGACCATCGGTAGCCTCAAGGGATTTCAGGACGATCCAATAGGTCTGCAAACGTTGACGTTGCTCAACAGCACTCTTGAATCCGGGGTCTTCAACATTGAATACCTTCTCACCACCCGCTTTCACTTTCACAGGCGGCTTCGGTTCTGGCACAAGTTTCTCAAAGATTTCAAAATCCAAGATCGCCTGTGCTTTTAGAACGATATTGTCGTCATTTGATCGTGGAATAACGATTACTTCGATGTTCGGCTTATTATAAACTTTATCCTTAATTCTCATCGGTTGGCACCTTTGTTTCGGAGCGGCAGGGGTTGCCTGCCGCTCCGATTGTTAACTATCCGCGAACAGGAGTTGCGTCGGTACGATTGCACTTGCCCGAGCACGAGATTTGCCCGGCTTTCAGATCGTAGTCAAGGGACTCGTACCTGAAATCTTCAAACGTAATCGTCTCCGTTTTCTCCGTCCCACACGGTGGGACATACTCCACTTGGAGATCAACAGCATACGGTTCACAGGCGTCGGCGGATGACGTGATCCACGTAGCGGCGTTGCCGATCTTCTTCAACGCATCCACAATCGTCGGCGGATCACTGGTCGCACCCGTTACCCACTCCCACATGATGTCGAACTTAATGTCCATTGGAGTGTCGTTACCGTTTCGCACGGTATCAAGGATTCCACGATTCGTCGTATAGGTTCGAGCAACCTTTTCCGAGAACGTGAGATTTCCTTCTCCAACGTTCACTTCCAGCTCATTCGGGAAGATCGAGATAACGGCATTATCAGCCACAGCCGCCCCCAAACCGGGAGCAAACGTAATTGATGTTACAGCACCAACCGTATCCGATCCTGCCGAGATGGTCTGAATAGTGGTATCACCTACAACAGTAAAACGGCGACCAATAATAGTAGCTTTGGAGTATGTCGCGCCATCAACGGTCATCGTTTTGGTGTCTTTGGCATATACTCCGCTGTTATTAACGGCTGCCGTCCTTGAATCACCATCTCTGATACGCAGAGTGGCGTTCCTCATATCAATCTGGGCCATTATTCGTTCCTTTCTACTATTGCGTTTGTCACATTGGCCTTGCCTGAGCAAGTAACCATACCCGCCTTTGCGTCGAAGTCTAGTGATTCATAGCGGAAGTTAGGAATCACTATCGTTTCGCTCGGCACTCCAGCACATGGCGGTGCATTCACTATTTGCAAAGTCAAAGCATACGGTTCACATTTGTCGTCTGCTGACGAAATCCAATTAGACGCCAAACCGCGCTGTTTAAGCGCATCCTCAAAAGTGGGTTTGAGACTCAGGGAACGAATTCGCGTCAGATAATTATTAGTGTTCTTCCAAAGCGCGAAACTTTGATCGGGATAATTCGTTGATGCCAAAATCTTCAAACAAGGATAACTCGCGCCTTGGTAATGCCAAGTCCAAA